ACGACGCGGATGGGGTCGTGGTGAAGTGCCCCTTCTGGACGGGCCTGATCATGGACACCAACCCGCCGGATGATACACACTGGTGGTACCGCCTCGCCGAAAAAGAGAAGCCGAAGAACTATCGGTTCTTTCGACAGCCGCCGGCTATGCTCCCCGTCGAGACGGAGATTGAGCAGGACGGCGCGGTGGAGAAGATCGTTGATTGGGTTCCGAATCAGGGGCAGGACCCCAACTACCCGCCGGCGGAGAACATCCGTAACCACACGTTCGGCTGGGGGTATTATAAAAATCTGGTGACGGGTAAAGACGTGGAGTGGTGTAAAGTTTATGCTATGGGCGAGTACGGCACTCTGGTGTCAGGTCGTCCCGTTTACCCGGAGTTCCGCCATTCGCTGCATGTGTCTAAAAGCGTCCTGGAGCCTCTGAGAGGCGTTCCGATCATCGTCGGGCTCGACTATGGGCTGAACCACTCCGCGGCGCTTGTGCAGGTACGTCCGACCGGCCAGGTGGCCTTGCTGGACGAACTCGTCACCGAGAACTGCGGATCGCGCCGTTTCGCCTCTGAGTTTTTACGACCTCTCGTCTCTTCGGAGAAATATAGGGGCTGCCAATTTGTTTATACGGGGGACCCCGCAGGGACGCAGCGTTCTACGACCGATGAGGCAACCTGCATCAGCATTCTGCGCGAGTGTGGATTTTATGTGGATCAGGCCTCAACTAATAATTTCGCCGCGCGCCGCGATGCGGTGGCTAAGTTCCTGACCATGCTGGTCGACGGCAAGCCGGGGATGCTCATTTCTCCGACCTGTGTGACGCTGATCAAAGGGTTCATCAGCGGGTACAACTACCGTAAGATGCGCCTTGGCGGGTCGGATAACCGCTTTACCTCCGCGCCGGATAAGAATATTTTTTCCCACCCACACGACGCTCTGCAGTACGCCTGTTTGAAAATTTCCGGCGGAGGTGCGGGCATCGAGGAAGACCCGTTTACCGGATCACGGCGCGCCGGGCCTGTCGGTTCATATGGGAGGCGCTCTTCCAGGCCAGTGAAAAAACACAGCGCATTAGGGTGGACATAGTCCTTTTGTTTGTGCAACAGTCCCGATCAGAACAAGTTAAGGGCACAACTCATGCAAGAAAAAAGCGTTGAAGTAAATCCTGAACAGGAGATGGCGCTCGGGAACAACGGTCTGGTCAAAGTGAAAACAGCGGCCGGGGCTTTGGCGGAGCGCCGTCGGAACCAGGATCGTGCGCTCTCACCCTCCGCGCTGAAAGACTCAACGTTAGCCACCTATGTGCGCGACATTTACACGGAGAACCGAGATTTCCGGATATCCTCTGGTGTGGAGGATCGTCTGCTCGATAACCTCAGACGGCGCCTCGGTGAATATCCTCCGGAGAAGCTGGCGAAGATCCAAGCACAGGGGGGCTCTGACATCTTCGCCGAAATTACGGGGGTTAAATGCCGGAACGCTGAATCATGGCTTTCCGATGTTTTTTCGCCAGACGACGAGAAGGCGTGGTCTCTTCAGGCCACTCCGATCCCAGAGCTCCCGGAGGAAGCCAAGGCTCAAATACAAATGCTGGCTCTTCAGTTCGCTCAGCAGAAGTTGATAGAAGCCTCTCAGCAGGGGCAGCAATTGGCACCTGAGCAGATGAACCAACTGGCCGCCAATGCCCAGCCGGTCATCGAAAAATTTTTGAAGGATAAACTCCGCAAGAAGACGGAGCAGCGGGTCAAGCGCATGGAGCGCACAATGTACGACCAGCTGCTCGAAACCGGGTGGGACGATACGATGGATCAGTTCCTCTTTGATCTGACCACATTCCCGACTGCGGTGCTTAAAGGGCCGATTGTCCAAATGCGCAAGACCCGCCGGTGGGAGATCGGTGCGAATGGCGTGTCGACTCTGGTTGTTGAAAACACCCCCGTTCCAGTTTTTAGCCGGGTCAGCCCCTTGGATTGCTACCCGTCCCCAATGGCGGAAGGGGCAAACGGTCCTGGGCCCTTTGTTGAAAGGCTGCATCTAACCCGCTCCTCGCTGGAGGATATGAAAGAGTACGAAGGCTATGATGCGGATGCCATCGATCGCGTTCTCAAAAACACAGGACCAAGCTCCGCCAGTCATGCAGAAAATATTGAGCCGATTGATTCAGATCGCGCTGCCCTTGAGTCCTCTCCCCAGGGAACAGTAGAGGATGCCCCCAATGGGGCTGATGAAATTATCGGGCTTGAACTTCACGGATTTATCACCGGCAAGCTGCTTAAAGAGCACGGTATTGAGGTCGACAACGAGGGTAAAAAGCTCCGCCATACGCGGGAGTATGCTGCGGAGGTTGTTTTAATCGGGTCTGAGTTGATTTATGTCAGCCTGAACGCGGATAAATTGGATCGCCACCCATACAGCGCGACGAGTTGGTCGAAAGTTGCGGGATCTTTCTGGGGCGAGTCTATCCCACAGCTGATCGCCCCTATTCAAGACGTGTGTAATGCTGCCCTTCGTGCGTTGGTGAATAACATGGGATTCTCCTCCGGCCCGCAAGTCGCCGTGACGGATCTTGACCGGGTGCCGCTCAACGAAGATTTGACTGACGTTTACCCTTTCAAACTGTGGCAGTTTACCAACGAGTCCCGGTTGACCTCTGACCCGATCAAATTCTTCGCCATTCCGTCGAACGCCAATGAACTGTATAGCATCTACGAGAATTTTAAGAAGCAGGCTGATGATGATTCCGGAGTTCCTGCGTACGCGTACGGCAATGAGAGAACCGCCGGTGCCGGCCGCACGGCCTCCGGGCTTTCTATGCTGATGACAGGAGCTTCGCGCGGCATTAAGAAGGTTATCCGCAACGCCCATCGCGACGTGGTCCGGCAGTGTCTGCTCCGCCTATACGATTGGAACATGCAGTATTTAGATGACCCTGAGATCAAAGGAGACGCGGATATTGTCGCCATCGGGGCGGTTGCCGTCCTATCCCGCGAGCAGGCCTCGACCCGTCGCCTTGAACTGTTAACGATGTCCAACAACCCGACTGATCAAGCCCTCTTCGGTCGTAAGAACCGTGCTGAATTGTGGCGGCAAACGTTGGATACTCTTGAATTTGACGGAGATCGGTACATTCTCACAGATGACGAGATCGACGAACTTGAGAAACGGGAGACCCAGCAGGCGGTGGCTGCACAGCAGGCTGAGCAGGCAGTGGCTGAGGCCGAAGCTCAGGCGGCCCAACAGGAGGTCCAGATTAAGAAGCAGGTCGCCGATCAGAAATATGAGATTGAGCGGCTTAAGCTTCAGGTGAAAGCAGGAGAGGCTGGCGCCAAGACCTCTACAGAGCGGATGAAGCTGGACCAACAGCAGGAACAGTACGACCTGGAGGCAATTAAGAACTCAGCTTTAGAGGAGCTACAGAATGATCAAAACCAAGGTGCCGGAAGAGGTGCAGGAGGCGATGGCAGCCCTCCGGCCGAATCATAATTTTGAGAAGATTCTGAAATGGTTTCGGGAGAGCCTGGATGAAACTCGGGTGCAGAATGACGATTTATGCGGAGAAGATTTGACACGTAACCAAGGATGTGCCAAGACTTTAGCTAAGATTTTGAAGTCCGTCGACGAAGCGGGCTGAGATCACGCCGCCGGCTCGAAAGAACCCCGGAGGCATAGATGAAGAAACAGCAGCGAACCCCTGAGAGATCAGGCTCGCGAGGAGATGAAGAAACATGGCTGAGAATAACATGCCATCCGCAGTGCGGAAACAGGACGAAGCAGCAGAGGCAGCGCTGACCGCGCTTGAGGCCGCCCGCTCCCAGGACGTTTTGGACGACGGTGTCCAGACTCCCGAGGAACCCGAGCAACCCCAGAGCGCCGCAACCCGTGACACTCTTCTGGACAACGCCGAACAGCAGGCAGCCCTTCCTGCTGGGGACCCGAATGCGCCAAGCGCATCTGAGCCCGTATCAAAACCTGGGGAAGGTGAAACAGTCAGTAAGGCGGAATTCGACAAGCTGAAAAGCCGGTTGGATGTCCTCCTTGGCAAATACAACAGCGAGGTCCCGCGTTTTGCAGCGCGTGTGAAGGAGCTGGAGCACGAGAATGACGAGCTCCTGGATAAGTTAGAACAGGCGGCCAAGGTGCCCCCCGAGTTGAATCCGGACGCTTACAAGAAGTACCTAACAGAAGAAGAGCGAGGAGATCTCGACGAGAACTACGCTAATATCCAGGTCAAAATGGCCCGGGGAATTGCCGAGGAGATCGCCGAAACCCGCGCCCAGGCCGTGGGAGCCCAGGTCAATGAGCTAAAACAAACGATCGCTGAATTGCGAACGGCTCAGGCCCAGGCCACCCAGTCCAGCTTCTGGAAGGACGTCGACGCTCTGTCTCCCGGCGCGGCGGCCGCAAACGCATCCGATGATCCTGAATGGGTCGCCTTCTTAGGCGGCGTTGATCAGACATCGCGTTTGACGTACCGCGAGATCGGAATTGCCGCAGTAAATCGCGGCGATGCTGAAGCAGTTGCCAACCTGTTTAACCTGTTTAAGAGCACCGTTGGAGTTGATCCAGAGGCCGCGCGTAGCCGCGTACGGGCTCAAGTCAAACCCGGCACCGCTCCTTCAGCCCCCCGGACGCAATCCCGGCCTGCGGGTCCTGTCATTAACGAGTCGGAGATTAAGCGGTTTTACCAAACTGCTGCCACCTCGGGAATGACGAGCCAGCAAGTCGCTGCCAAGGAAGCTGAATTTGACAAAGCGGCATCGGAGGGTCGCATTAGGTTCGGCAGGTAGCCGGGCCCCCTTTAGTTTGCCGCTGCAACGACGAGTCCAAAAACCATAAATTAGGAGAAATAAAATGGGCGCTCAATATCCAGCCTCCGCGGGTTTCCGCGACATAGGCTCGACTACGATGCAGTATGTTCCTGTAATCTTCAGCGGCAAGCTGTTGACCAAGTTCTACGCATCCTCTGTCCTGACCGCCGTGTCTAACACGGAATATGAGGGCGAGATCAAGAAATACGGAGACACGGTTAAAATCCGTCAGACTCCGGATATCACGATCCGCGACTACACGAAAGGCCAGGTTCTAACCAACGAACAGCCGACCACCACCTCTGTTGAGTTGTATATCAACAAAGGTAAGTACTGGTCGTTTGTGACTGATGACGTTGACGACGTTCAGACCGACATCAAAGGATATGTCGGCAATTGGACCGAGGACGCATCAAAGCAGATGATCATCACGGTTGAGACTGAGGTGTATGTAGCCATCGGTTCTGATGCTCACGCATCGAATCAAGGGGCTACCGCTGGGGCTATCAGCTCTTCGTATAATCTCGGCACCGCTGCGGCCCCTGTCGTCATCACCCGAGCCAATATTGTCGAGAAAATCGTCGAATTTGGCGCTGTTCTTGATGAACAGAACATCCCGAGCGAGGGGCGTTTCCTGATCATCCCGGTTTGGATGTCTTCGCTTCTGAAGACCTCTGATCTGAAGCAGGCATATCTGACCGGTGACTCGACGTCTCCGATCCGCAACGGTCTGATCGGCATGATTGACCGGTTCAACATTTACGTGTCGAACCTGTTGTATATGCCGTCGTACACGGAAGTTCTGTTTGGGCATCCGAAAGCCCTGACGTTCGCAACCCAGATCACCAAAACCAAAGTACAGGACAACCCTGATGGGTTTGGCATGCTGTACCGTGGTCTTCAGGTGTACGGCTACGAAGTCATTCTTCCGGTTGCTCTCGGGATGGCCCGCTGCACCGCAGCTTAACCTCAACTGCTAAAATAAGGAGAATATCATGGCAGCAGTAGACACAGCAGTAACCCCTAAGAGCGGAGCAGCCGCTCTGGGGCAGAAACTTCAGGTTCTGCAGGCGAAGATCAACTTCGCCAACACGAATCTGGCCGTAGCGGACTGGTTCCAAGTCCTGAATATCGAAGCCGGGGACATCGTCATCGGCGGAGCATTGACAGTCTTGACCCCCTGTACCGCAACCGCGAAGGTCGCCATCGCCACTTCGAGCGCGCTGCTAGCAGCCACTCTCGTTGATACAGCCGCTGGTACGACTACCCCGTTTTCCAATACCGCTGGTATTGGCACTGGGGCA